GTGGCCTGACGATCGATGCCTCGAAGTCCTTTGGGGATAATGCCTTTTTCTTTTTGCTTTTTGTGCCAAACAGGTCCTTTGGCTTGATTCATCATTTTATCGGCACTGATGACTTTATCACCGCTCAAGTTCAGGAAACAGTTGAAAAATAGACGCTGCTGGTTTTCCAGGGAAATGACGGATTTTTTTTAAACGCTCTCTTAGCTGCCGCTCGCTAATGGGCGTTAGATCCATGCCCTGGGCGATGACCGGCCAATATTTAACAGCCATTTTGTGAATCTGTACGTAAGATTTAATTTTCAGCTTAACCGATAGTATAGCAATAAACATGATCAACCACTCGGGATACTTGAAAACCGGGCCCCGCTCACCAAGTCTTTGCGGATCGGGAAAATCGGTTTCATCTAAAAATGCTCTGAACTCCTTGCGTGCTTCACGTATCCAGCGCGTTGATATTTTGTTTGATTGCTTGGCCATAAATAATCTCCTTTCTTATTGAAATCATTTGAGATTATTCATAGCAGTCATAGTTAACAATGTCTAGTTTTATTTTTTATAGTAATATCGAAATGTTGGGGCGGGTTCGCTATAACTAAAAATTCCCCGACCCCTCAGTTAGTCTGTTACATAGTATTTAGAATAAAATATGCTGAAGCGTTCATGGAATTATGGATAATTAGATGAGCTTTGTTAGCATATAAAGAACAACCTATGACTTTTCTCCAATTGCTGGAGCATTATACCACTACTATAGATTACGGTACAATTACAGGTTCTAGCTTACCTATTTCTCTAGAGGAAATTCTTTTTAACTGTAGGCGCACTCAATTCAAAGTTTTATTCATACGCCTACAGCACACAACAGATGTAGTTTAACTACACATTTAATAATCATTTATTTGGGACTTGCCCATATAGGTAGATTATTTTAACCTATTAGAATTGATCGTCAAAATCATCACCACTAGATGCTGGGATATTCCCTGCTGTCTTAGTAGATGACTTATCGCCAACCAATCTAATACTGCCTGTAAATCGAGGTACAACTACCTCAGTTACAATTCTGTTTTGATCATTAGAATCTTTATATTGTCTAGTTTCTAATTCACCTTCAACATATAATTGAGAACCGGATTTAGCATACTTTTCCATATTCTCAGCAAGTCTAGGATCAAATACTACAATCTTATGCCAAGTTGTTTTCTCAGCCCAATTGCCTTCTTTATCTTTAAACTTTTTGTTTGTAGCTAAAGAAAGATTACAAAATTTTTCACCTTTTTTAGTTTGTTTAATTTCTGGATCAGCGCCAAGCCTACCAATTAATATTACTTTATTTATCATTTTTTAACTCCTTTGGGTTTATGATTTTTATATTACTAGCTAGTTTATTAGATGCTCTACCTTTTTCTAATTTATCTTCTGGCATTTCATCTTCAGAATAAACAAAACCATGTAAGCCTAATAATTTTAAAACACATCTATCATAGGCACGTTTCTCTGCCATTGCATATGGATAAGAATTTTTAGTATTCTTAGGTGATGCTTCACCATAAGATATTACTTGATGTTTCTTATTTTCTTTTTCCATTTGTGCTGTACACTTAACAACTACAACGCCATTTGCAGAATCTTTTTCTATCTCATCATATTCATATAGAATACCATTTTCTGCACCTGCTTGTTCAATATATCTATGATACATTACCCAAGTACCGTGGCAATCCCACAATGCTTTGTATTGTCCTTGACTATCTTTTTGATCAAGATTTAATTTTTTAAGTATAGCTAATGCTCTACTGTCTATTGGTTTTCCCATTACGTTCCTTTCTTTGTATATTCATTGTTTACGAATGATTTACTTACAACATAAACATATGCAGCTCTACCACTAGAGTTTTTACGTTTATCTTTGCGTTCAATTTTATCTTGCTTAAATAACTCAGTAACTCTAGGTCTAACTGTAAATGCTGATAACGCTAATAAATCAGCTATTTCATCAGCAGTAGCTCCAAAATTACCTTTATTACTTATTACATCAAATACTTTTTTACGTATTGTTTCTGCACCTGCTTTAATTAATTCAGCAGCTTCTATTGAAGTGTCAACTGGTTGACTGCCTGGTGAGTAAGGGTATAATTTGTCTTCCATTATTGTGTTCCTTTAGTTGTTGATCGAAATTATTAAAATCTACAAAATCTGGTGGTGGAGTTTTAGTTGTTACAAGATGCCAAAATAATACTTCGGCAGCAAGTAACTGTTCTTGAAAGTTTTTATCTGGTAAAACTTCTACTAATCCATATTTCATATTACCAAAAAATATTGATAGATACATTTTTTTAGCACCATAAATCATAAGATAATGTTGTATTTGTGCTTTGTATTTTTCTGCTGTCTTAACTTCATTACTAAAAGCATTTGTGTGTTTACATTCTAGTAATGCTTTTTTTTCTTTTAAGACACCATCAATGTTGCAGTATAAAAAAGGATATTGTTTGGAAGTTATAAAGAGTTGTTTCTTAAGAACTTTAATACCAGTTTGTTTTTCAAACCAGTTTATATTGAAGTCTTCTGTATGAATACCCATTTGAACTGGGAGTACATCTGATAAATCATCTGGTTCTTTTTCTCCAATTTTTTCTAAATACAATTCGTACCAATTACCATTGTATATCCTGGTAGCATCCGATCCACCAATACCTTGTTTGCGATCAAAATCTTCTTTCATATATTTTTGTTACCTTTCCATTGTAGTCTATATAATAGCCTACAAGCTTTTTGTTTTTAGTTTTTCTATTTTTCTTATTTCTCTTTGTACTTCTTTTTTCCATTTTTTAATATACTTTAAATGATCTATTAATTTTTTTTTATCTTTTTTTAATAACATTTCTAAAGGCAAGTCCGAGTTTTGTTGCTCCTTGTCTTTTGATTTGTTCCCATTTCTGTTTCTCAAGATCATTATGTTTCCTTCTTAGTTTGTCTAGTTGTGTTAAAGTCTTTTGATCAATTTTATTATTTAAAAGTCTTTTAGCAAACTCGACATACTTGTCGTCATCAAATTCAATTGTTTTGTAAAATTTTAATAAAGACATATGCCAAGCTTGTTGCCTTACGTGGTAAGGTGTATAATCAACTTGTGGCTTCTGTTTTATTTTCCTCATCTTTAAATGATCCTTTTTCAAAAGCTTCAAGAGCAGCTTTTAATCTTTTGTTGTCAGCTTTAAACTTATCAAATATATCTTTAGCTTTTACTAAATAATGAATAGCATCAATTAATTCTTCGATAGTTTCATCTACCCATTCATTAATCGGTCTTTCATTATCAGCTAAAGTTTTGCCAAACTTATTCATACCTTCTATGTGTCTAGCAACAACTATATCTATAACTTTATTAACAACAGGATCATTGGTTAGACCATTGAGATCTACATTTGGATTAACTGTCATTTTTTACCTCTTTTGGTTTTACTAAAATTTCGGCATTAAGTGCTTCTGCCCAACAACAGAACAACCAACCGCTAGGTTTTCTTATACCACACTCCCATTTTGATACAAGTCCTTTAGCTACTCCTAAAATTTCATCCATTTCTAATTGAGATATACCTAATGCTTTTCTTAAAGCAACGAATTGCGGTATCACTTGATTATGAAATTGTTCACCTAGTGCCTTATTTGCCATAATTACTAGGTATATGTATATTTCGGAAGCTGTCAACTATATATAGTGGGTACTCACTCTCGCTTTCCCCACCTCGCATAATTGACTAGTCGGAGATACTTATGCTTTTATGGACTTAAACAAATGCCTTTGATGCCATAAATTCTTGTACATCTGGATCTGTGTCAGCAGGTGTTAATTCTATTTCTGGATTTTTATAATATTGCATATGTAATGGTATAAAATAAGACATAGGTTTATTTAAAAACATAGATGCAATTAATAGCTTTTCTAATGGAATTTTATTAGTAGCTCTTTCATATTTTTGAATTTGTTGAAAGGTTACTTTTAATTCATTTGCTAATTCTTGCTGTGTTACTTTTCTAGTTTTATATTTATTTAATCTAGCTTCTTTAATTTTTTTACCAACAAATGTGTATAGTTCAGACATTACCTTTTCTCCTTGATGCTTCTAATGTTCTCCATATTTCAATTTTCATTTCGGCAGTTCTTCTTTTATTTTTTAATTTAAGA